CCCTCTTGTCCGGGATGTTGTGCATCTAACTGTGCACGGATATTCTCTTTGATGTTGTGCAGCAGCAAGAATGCTTGGAAAGCGGCGGCCATGCCCGACAAGTTACCCGGCTTGCTCTTAAGGTAAGCGACAATGTTACTGAACTTCTGCGGAGATACTTTACTTTGCAGCCACTTACCAAAGTCGGCCACCAGTGTCCGAGCATCAGGCAAGGATTGTCCTACCTTGGTGTTAACAAAGTCCACGCATAACCGAGCAAGGTCAGTGATCTTGTTTGCTCTTAAATCATCGGGATTGAACAAGGCTGTGATGTTTGCCCCTTGTGTTTTGATAATTTGCTGTAGTGCTGCTGCTGATTGTGCATCTGGGGTAATTTGTTGGGGGACGCTTGTGCTAGGGTCAACTAGCAGCAATCCCTGCACAGGTTTGAATTTAATATCCCCTAGTGGCTGTCGTGGTGCACCCACATCATCGTACCGTGTGTGCATGGCAACGCCTGTTTGACTTTGCTTGATCTTTTGTCCCAGCGCACTGTTTGCCGGAATGCGGTAGGTTACAGTGTTGGGTGTGAATACATAGTTGCCGGCTTCTTCTTTCCAGGGGTTTTGTGGATAGTACAGCAAGTCTCCCTTGACATAGCCACGGAAGTTGTCCGGGAGGGCAGCTTCGAGCGCAGGAAACAGCCCGGCATAGATGCTGATCAGCTCTGTGCGGTCTCCCTTGCGCATGCCTTGTATCTGCGCCATCATCTTAGGACTTGTAGCTAGGCCATCGTATCCCTTTGCTTCAAATCCTGATCCGTCTGTGAGCACAAACTCGCCTGTGGCCGGCTTGCGACCAAATATAACAGCCGGCTTCCCGTCCCACTTGACTGTGGTAGTTTTGCCAGGTGCTGCTGCTGCTGCGTTAACAATGTCCAGGGCGCGTTGAATACCCGGTGTTCCAAAACGAAACACATAATCTTCCAAGTGTTCGATGCCCTTGGCCTTGCCGCCGATGCCGGCTTCTTCGGCTTCGTTGAGCGAGGATTCAATCAAGGGCTGCATGCCCTGTACCATGATCCTGTCACGTAGTCGTGCCATCCAGTCCACATCTGTGTAGTTGACATTCTCATCCAATGGGGTGCCAGACTTGAGCATGAACTCACGGAAGTCCGATAACTTGGCATCCTTCTTGGGGTCGTTCTTGAGTGCAGCAACAATACGCTCTACACTGTACATGTCTTCTGTAGTGGCTTGCGGGGTCAGCAGGATTTTAGCAACAGTTTCGGGATTGTCTCCCCCGGGAACCAATTGGTTAGTGGTGCGATCTACTAGACCAATGTTGGAGTTGATTCTATATCCCAGGGCCTTGGCCACAGAACTCAACAAGATGTTACGACTCATGCCCTTGTACGCAGACGCCGGATCACTGCTCAAGAAGAACACAGTCCAGGATGGGTTTGCAGTAAACATAAAGTCTGTTTGTACAAATCCCAGACTGGGGTCGCCGTCGATTGCTGTGAAAAAATGCACCGAGATGCCAGTCTTCTTGATGTACTGTTTAGGATCTACACGCTGTGATACGCACCAGGCTTGTAGCTTAGCAGCAAGCTGCTCTTTGCTAATGTCAGCATCGTGCACCAACAGGTCTAGGTCACCCGATGTGGCCTTGCGCCCAGTACTGCCCAGCCACTTGGCCGGCTTGCCGTCTGCGGCTTTGTCTTGTGTAAAATCAACACCGGTGATCTGTTCCAGCCACTTCACTGTAGGCATGACATCGGCCTGATTGATACGCTGTGTTAAAATCGTACCATCGGCACCTTTGAATACGTTCCCGCCTTCAGTTAGCATCGGTTCTCCTCATTGTTCGTGTAAATTTACTTTGATCCTTGGTGCGTATTGCATTAAACAACTTGCGCACCAGGTTATCTGCCTGTTCCGGGGTATAGCTGGACTCAATTTGTTCCACTAGCCGGATAGCACTGGCAATCACATTAGCTGCACGAGTTTCGATGATGTACCGGCGATCTTGATCAGAATGCTTTTCTTGGTACAGCGTGTCTAATTCTTCTAATATGCTGCGTGTCTTTTTCTGCATGCTCACATGGCCTTTGAATTATTTATTTAAATTACTGCCTATACGTAGAGTGATTAAGATTTCTTAATCTGCCCTAGTAATTGCTTGAGCTTGGTTGATTGAATTTCGGCCGAGATCTTTGGTACGTCGTCGGCCCTGGGCGCACGTTCAAACTTTACAGTATCGCTACTCTCAAGCTTGTCGGCAGCTTGTGCTTGACTACGGGTCTTGATCGCATCCATAATTGAACTGGTTGGGCGGTCACTGGCACTATCCCCGCCCTCATCAGTGATACGCATGGTTTCGATGTTGTACTCAAGATCGATCTTTTGTCCTACCCCGGTCGAGCTGCGCGACTTCATGCACTGGATCTGATACTTGCCGCGCTCGCGCATGCTGCGGCTGGTGAAGATACCAAACACGTTGTCTGCTGTGTTGATCTTACTAATGCCCCCACTAATATGACTGTGATCAAACTCATTCTCTTCCACAGCACTACGGTTCAACTGACTTGCAGTCACCATTAACACACCCAGTTCCTTGGCCAAGTTACGTAGTTCTTCACTCACGTACTTGTCCTTGACAAACAAGTCATTGGGGCTAACCTTAGCACTAACCGGCATCAGCAAGTCCAGGTAATCAATCATGACAAAGTCCACACGCTTGTTAGTTTGGATCTGATACTCTTTCAAGAAACTACGAATGTCGTTGATGTTGCTTTGTGCCGGGAGTCCTTTGACTTGATAGTTGCCAGATTTTTTGCCTATCATCTTGACTCTGAGCTCAGTTGTACCGATATCCTTGCGAATGTCCTTGGTACTCATGCTGGTCAGCATGGCATCTGTACGCAAACTGGTCAATTCTTCACTAAGCTCTAGTGTGACATATACTCCACTAAGGCCGGCCTGCACCCAGCTTAGTGCAATGTTCATCATGACCAAGCTCTTGCCTGACCCTGACCCACCTGCAAAGATGTTCAGTTCTCCGCGGCTAAAACCACCGTACAGCAATCTATCCAGCTGTGGCCAACCTGTACTGACCTGTCCACCGCTATTAAAGTACTTGTTGATCCGTGCAGCCGGATCTGCAAAGTAATCTGTGCCCAAGTCTTTGGTCAAGCTGATTTGCACTGCATCCTTGATCAGTTTCTCAACCGGATCGTAATCGCCCTTTTCCAACAAGTCTGCTGCTTTTAAAATTGCTCGCTCAAGTTCTTGCCGACGTGTAAACGACTCAAACTCTTCCATGAACCATTCAAAGTGCCCCTCATTCAAGTCCGGCACAGCTTGTAGCTTGATCCCCGTGGTAGCAGAGATCTGCAAGCGATCCGGCATGGTCTTGTGTTTATCGCTGTGCTCCTTGATGAACACAGCAGCCGGGCGTAGACTCTTATCAAAGTTCTCAGGATTGTAGATGTTTTGGACGCGAACATAACTAGATGCATCCTCTAACATCATCTCCAAAAATAATCTTTGAACGTCAGTTCCGTATTCTTTCAGCAAAGCTTATTCCTCTGTAACGCGGGTAGTAATGAATTTTCAAAAAAGTGTTTATTGCCGTCTGGCCCATGATGTCCGTTCCAGCTATCTGGACTATCGGCTGGACGATTAACACCTATGTTTATACCGTGATACGTGTCCTTGAACAAGATACACCTGGGATGATTGGCGCAGTACGGTAAAACAAAATCACTAGGCCCCCACTTGTTGTCGATATCAAGATCCTTGCTTAGATTTAATATCATATAATTGGCATTTTTTGAATCAAGCCACGCAGTTAATAAAAATACAGTTTTTAGTGCGTGTGTTTCTAGCCAGGACCGGTCACTGTGAATAATCAGTTGCTTATCGGTACCATAATTTTGTAATCCAATTAGTCCATTATGATAATTAATTTTAAATTGCTTATCGGCCCAGCTGTCAGTGTCAATAGTATGTCCATAATATGGAGTGTCCTTGTGGTTGTCAAATATTGTGATCCGTTCCAATGGCGGGATTCCAACTAGTATCAGATCATTTGCCCAATCAAACTGTTCCTGCATACTAATCAATAGATGACACACGCTGTCAAAACTATTAACCGGCCTAGAACAATTTTTTATTGTACCAATTCCTGCATGCTGTGCAGTTAACCCCCAAAAACTATCTTGTGGCTCTACACTTACACCTGGGGTAGAATAACTATCACCAAATACCCAAAGTTTATTGTAGCTTTTTAACAAGTTGTTTCTTCCTTAGTTCTATTTTGATTCGACTAGTTTCCCTGGCCTGCATTATAGTTAGCAATGTAGCCAAGCGTCCAAATGCAACCACTGCATCGTTGACGTCTTTGATTCCTGCTGGCCAATCGGGCATGCTCACAGCCCACCCTAGTTCTACTGCACGGTCAACTAGGGCCATACCTGCAATGTCATGATCGGGAACTACTGTGATTTCTTTCCCTAGATTTCGTATCAGTCTAGCCTGCGCATCGTTAATATCGTTGTGCAATACCGCAATACCTCCGATACAGATTGCATCAAATACGCCTTCCATGACCAGCACATGTTGCCAGTCATCATGCTGCAAGTCTGTACCAAACACATACCCTGGTTGTGTATCGTTTATAAACTTTGGTTGTTTGTTGTCTATGAACCTACAGGCATAACCTACAATCTTGTTATCATATGTAAATGGTACAATCACATGTGGCCTTGTCCAATGGACACCATCATTGCGTATCTGTGTCATTAGTGGAAAGCCTTCGGGCACGCATCTCTTGCGAGCATACTGCCAAAACTCACCGTGCTCGGGTGCAAGTAGTTCCGCCGACGGCGGCAGGTCGCGTTCTTTAAACTCAACACCTAACAATAATTCAGCTGTTCGCTGGCGATCCTCAATGATCCCATGTATGCTACGATGTCGTAAGCTTTCGATATTGAGCATTTCAATATCATGTTCTGCTACTCCGACCCAACCCAAAAACTTACGGGCTTTGATGCTTAGATTACGGCCCAGTTGCCAGCTTGCAGTAAATCGGCAATTGAAGCAATGAAAGCTCCAGCTATCCAGGGTCGACTTGATTCCACCTCGCTGCCTGCGATCAGCCGACTGCCCGTTGTGTACACAACAGGGTGCGTTGAAACTCAGCCAACCCGAAGAGGTTTGTTTTCGTCGTGCTGGCAAATAAGCAAGTAGATCTATCACTTCATAAGTTTAACAGATTCTATCCAAGAAATCAACCTGTTAGCAATCAAAACATGCCCTTGTTCGTTAGGGTGTTTGTCCTTTGCTCGATTATCTTCGATCCAATTCCAGGCAGCTTCGCCAACATAAGCATGTTGTTTTCCATAGTACGGAGTTTGATCTGGATGTATATCAAATTGGACTACTGGGATTTGGTAGCGCTCAGCAATGCTATCAAAACATAACACTGCTTGCTGTCGGTGGTATCGATCTAGCATATCCCCCTGGCTATTCTTAAAATGATTTTGTTTAATAGAGCTCCATGGTTCAGCTAGGTTCGACCAGGCCGAATGCATGTGCATGTTCCATTCAGGGGTTCGATCAGGGATGTTGTCTAAATACCAACTGGTTCTATGATCTAACGTATGTGCAGCTACTGCCACGCTGTCGGACACATCGTGATTGTTTACCCACCATAGCGCCGTCCAAATCATGCTCTGCAAACTCATGCCGTTAAAAGCCAAGTTGACTAATTCCAAATCAAAGTGATCAGCTACATGTCTAGCCCAACAATGCTGTAGTCGATATTGATCATTCTCGGGCATTGCTGTATAACGATCTGCCCTATCCGCCAACTCCGGTGCCATTAACTCATCACCAAAGGTCCAGCTATCCCCAAATACAACCAGTTTCCTAATCTTACTCATCAAGTAATTAGCACACTAATCGGTCACCGGTAGACAATAACTGGTAGTGCTCCTGATTGAACTTGTACTGCCAGGCGTAGTTGAGGATGGTAACCTTCGACATCAAACCCTAACCTCTCTGTGGAGTCGGTAAACGAAACTGAGTTAGCAATGTTTCCGGCCTTAAGATCTTCAAAGGCAATATTATACCACTCCACAGTGTTAGCAGTTCCGCCAGTGCTGCCTTGCACTGTCAAGTTACCTGTTAGGCCAACAGTGTCAACTTGGAATGTGGTCATGGCCCATCCATCAGTTGTTACAGTACTAGAATAGAATACATTATTTTGAGCTGCTTGACTAGGGATAGTCAAGATTTGACTGGCAACAAAAGTCGGAAACACAGAATTAACAATATCAATGTCTCCCCGGGCGTTTGAATATGCATCAACTAGCACAGCTTGATCTAAGTTACCAGATGATATTTCCAAGCTCCAGCTTGCAGGTTGTGCCTGGAAATAGGCAGTGTCGGCTGCAGGAACTGTGACCTTGGCTCGGCCCAGTGCAGCACTAAGGGCAACTAATTCAGTTGCGTATAGCAAGTCCTCACCGTTTTGACTAATAATGCGGAAGGTAAACGTGCAACCAGAAATGTTTACGGGTTTCTGATCTTGATTTTGAAATTGGATTAGGATCACGTTATCCACGCCCAAGTTGAGTTTTAAGTTCTTTGCATACACTGGTTGCCATCTCCGGTCAAAGTAAGCCCCACTGATATCAATCAATAAAACTGTCTGAATTTGCTGATATAAATATACGGGCGTTGAATACATAGACTATATTTACCAAAAAAAAGAACATATAAATAGTCCGCGATGGGTGAAAACATATTCCAAACTCTAACTTCTAAGTACCCTTTTATCACCCTGTGTTCATACGCAGGCGTGGAGTATGTCGGTATCATTCAAAATCGCGACGATGCTATCACCACCATTTACGACTTTGGCAACATACTAGATGCTGCCCTGAAACGAATATTCATTGAGTTGGCCAACACTTGGTGGTGGGAAAGCAACCGCAGTATCCCCATCAATATCTTCCTTAAACACGAGTGGGACTTGTTCCGTCCTTATCTACGCACATTTAGCAATCGAGACCTTGAGATCATCCATGGCCCGGTGTGCAGCTTGAACGACCTGGGGCGCAAAAAATCCAAACGCAAGAGTATAACGCTAGTTAGACGAATCAACTAATGGTAAAAATTAAAAAAGTTATTTTAGTAGCTGGTAAATGCGGGGCTAGAATGGATTTTGTTGCTGGGTGGTTAGGCACCTTGCCGCTATTTCTCGATAATGAGTGGCATATAGATCCATTGACCGGACAGAGTTACGGATTCATGCGACACACTAAAATGCTCGATTCCAAAAAAATTGACAGCTTTTCAAATTTATTTAGAGGGCATTTTATTATAGATCCAGCAGCAGAGTTATGTTATGCGGGTTCGTTGCATGCTGCTAGACCTGACAACATCCAGGATGCAGTTAATTCTGGACAAGCCGAACTTTTAATAATAGATACATCCGCCGAACTCGTTAGTAATATCTACTGGGAGTGTATGGTTAAAACATTCCTATCGCAACTCAGAACTCGGCAAGCAATTAATCTTTGGAATAGGCCCTGGCAAATTGATCTTACAATTAATAAAAACGGTATGATACCAAATATTAATGACGTTGGTATAACAAACTCAGATCGTATTGCGCTAGTTAAACAACAGTTACACAAAGAAATAACTATACACTATAGCACCAGTATGCCGATCATCGATATGCCGCATAAGAAAGTAGACTATAATCTATTATTTCAGCCAGGTGGTAGTAAATATCTTTGTAATACGTTGGGTCTCCCGGACGTCAACGAGAGATATCATAATTTCTGGGACCAACAGTTACCGCTATCAAAAAGTCCCGATTCTCTTGTTGTTCGGGGAGAGACATGGAACAAAGCAGACTACTTTAATGATTAAGCAAATTCATGTGTAGTGTTACCAGCATTGCGTAGGAAAGTGCATGTGCCTTCTTAAAGGTGTACCCCCGACTATCATCCCCGTTCCAGACTGATTCGAACACTTCTGCCCAGGGACAGTTTTGCAAGTGTGCTTTGCCTGGGCGAATAATTGAGATAAACGCAGCCATCTTGGGTATAGAGTCTGGACGCATCGACGCTAGCAAATCTGCATAGTTTCCCACGTGAACCAACTGCTTGGCCCAAGCTATGTCATTCCAGATTCGATCCCACGGAGGGGCGGCTGCTAGCATAGTTGCATAGTGATCAGGATTTTGAATCAGTTGGTACACACTCATGTTCAAGAAGTCAATCTTAAAATACCCACGCTGGTCGGCTGCGGTGTAATCAATTGCAGCACATCCATGCACCGGATCTACAGGAATATCTGTAACATACACACCCGAATTGTGCTTACGCACTGTGTTGTCTACCCGTTGCATAGCTGGGATATGATCAATCAACTTTAGCACTAGTGATCGATCTGCAAAATCGATATCAATGTCTGCACTCATCTCCTACCAGCCTGCTTGTTTTAAAATTTCCCGAGCATAGTCGCGATCTTCTGGATGGTCTCGAAGTCGTTGGCTCCAGGCGTCAGTCTCGACCATGGGCCAAATCATAGTCAACTGCTCAGAATTAAGTCGTGCCAATAGCTCATGTCCAGAATCACAGTTGTACACAGCCCAAGCCGATACCCGGCCGGTCGAGATTGCATAGCATAGTGTATTAGCGTTGCCATAACGAAGATAGTCGTGTGCTGCGTTACTAGTTTTTTCCTGCCAATCGATACTGGATTCAATTGATCGGGCTAGTGCGTCTCCCACCGATTCAGTGCGCAGGTACTCCATCAAGTATTCATAGTATACAGATTCATGGCACCAGTGATCAATCTTTTTATTTTTCTTAACCACCCAGTTGACAAACTGCGGCACATTGACAGCTCGGATCTCTTGACAGTAACGGCCAAATTTAACAAATGCCCTGTAGTAGGGACTGGCGGCAAAATCCTTGAACGTTTTGTTCTTTGCTGTGCCTTGTGTGATCTCGTAAAATCTCAAGTACGCTTGGAGGGCAATCGTGACACCTACTTCGTCCCGCTCAAGATAGCGACGTTTGGATTCACACACATGTGTGGCCAAGCTTGGTTCCCGCTTAAACGCACGGGCACAATGGTTGCAAGTGTATTCAGTCTTTGTCAGTGTAGCCGTGTTCACGCAAATACTCTTTCAAATCTTTCTTGTTGATGAGTTTGGATAGTGTGTCAATATCCGATAGCTTAGTGGTAGGCATGAGCTCCATGAGAGTTTTCTTGATCTCATTGGATCCTGCTTCCTTCTTCTTGGGCGATATCCACTGATGCCGGTGTGTGCCCATGCCTGGACTCACAGCGGTAGCGCACAACCACTGTAGCCGAGGGTGACGGTTTATAGCAAAGAAGTGCTTGTTGAGTCTCTCGTTACATGAGATTAGATAAAACTCTTGCAGTTCTCGACTACCATGCACCGCCGATCCCCACCGTATCATAAGATAGTTGGAGAATTTTTTACGTTCCTCATCGGTGAGACTGTTATAAAATTCTCGATCCTTGAGATCGAAACAATTCATCTCATTTTGAATGCTAAGTTTATCCACGGCGTATGCTGTTGATTGCGCTGGTTGCTTCGTCAAGTTGATTTTGCATGCGTCGCATTTCGCGTTGCATGATAGCAATAGTGCGGGATTGATCTTGCAGCCGTTGATCTAACAAATCAATCTTCGAGCCAACTTGCTTTTGTTCAGGTGCCCGGTCCGGGGCATCAACTTTGGGTCCACTTTTTTCGTATTGTTCCATACTACCATGCCTTGTCATATTGTACAACTTCACAGTTTCGACTGATGTCTTTTACAAAGTACACGCATCGAGGTTTCGGCCCATCGTCAATGGGTACCGATAAAATTTGCCCATTTTTAAGCTTGGGAGCATACCAAGTAACTTCATGATAAACGTCCACAATCTCAATATCCGGGAAGCTGGGCCTAAAACTACTTAGCGGGTTAAACTCAAATGCCTTGAACCCACGATCATTGATACTGGTTAACGGTAGCATTTCTAAGTCTCCTAGATCCGGCTCGCCTATTAGAATTTGCCAATCCACTGGCATTTTAATAGTTTTGTCCCCAATACGCAGCACTAGTGCAGGGGCGCTAAAGCTTTCTAAAAAAATCAACGGGATATAATAGTAGTCTGGACTGTTAGGGTCTGAATTGTCTAGGATAGCAAAACGCATGTCGTCGACTTCATCTGGCAAGGTGTCCAAGTCGTAGTGCTGATTCTCAAGGGTTAGGATTCTCATATTTTTATTATACACAGATATTAACAAAAAGTCAACAGTGAGCTATCATATGTTCTAAATGCCGTTGCATGGCCAGTACCCAGCAATCGTATAACTTCCGGATCTTATCACTGTCAAAATCATCAAATCCAAGTTGGGTATACAACATTTCTATATGTAATCGGTATTGCTCCCAGTCTAGGTACCACTCGGCATCCCACTGGTGGTTCCAATTGGTTGCTCCTAATAATGTTTGATATTTAGGGTAGCCCTCCTTTGCCAATGGTTTTGCTAGTATTGATTTAATTGAGTTAATATGTTCAGCAATCCGTTGATACTCTGGCTTTTGAAATTCTATAATAGTACAAGGCGGCCTTGCTGGCCAATCAACTTTCTTGTGTCTTTTCCACCAATTTTTAAGTGCCCGCATCTGAGGAATCAAATGAGGTTGGGAAAGAGGCCAGCGGTAGGTTAGTATAAACTCTTGACAGTTTGTAAAATGTATCACCTTGGCGTTTGGCCATATTTTTAACACATGGGCTAAATGGTCTAAGGCATGTGTTACAACGAAGAAATATTTTTGTTGCTTAATTAAGTCGACTATTATGTCGTGATATTCTTGATCAATTGGCACGCCAGGCGACTGATCTACCCCAAATAATTCACCACAGCCTAAGTCGATGTCAGTCCAGGTATTATGTGTTGAATCATATCGATCACAGAGTAAATCCAATTTTTCTTTGCCATCGAGTTTAGTTAGATCACAATGTTGTAATACTGCGTGTTGGCTTAGTGCTAAACTGTTTATTAGAAATTTACCCCCTGATAGACTTGGATAAGAAACAATAATTATTCTATCGGTAGCAAGTTGCGCAGGGGTTAACCGCATAATGGGTCGGTAATCAACAGTTGATGTATATTTTTTGCAATAACTTCTTGAGTTGCATGGTCTGTATGAAATAGACCATAACTATCTCCAAACTTATATGCTATCTCCCCAACATGAGCATCGTTAAAACGAATAGGAATAATCTTATGTTTAATAATTTGATCTCGCCAATATTCAAACATCCAGGTGTCGATTTCAGTCTGAAGTTTATCATTATACAGGTGCTTAATATATAAATTAACTGCTAAAATTTGTTCGTCAGATAAGTCCACAAATGGATTGTCTTTTAATCCTTGCCAAACTGTGCTTAACACGTTGCCATTTTTTACATTACCCACATACTTGGTGCCAGTGCTGGCTTGGTTTGGATTAGAGTAAATGAAATTTTTTAAACCTTTTTCTATAGTAAAATTTTGCCGGTTCATCATGATTTCAACTCTTGCTGACCAAGTTTGATTATATACAATAACGTGTGGAGACAGATTGATTGCTTCTCGAATTTGAAACCATATTCCAACGTTACTCATTGCACCGTGTGCAAAGTTTATAACTGTGTATCCGTAACGGTCTTCTAATATTTGACTAAAGTGAGCACGATCACTAACGTCTTCGATTGTAGAATTGCCCGACGCACAATAACTATCCCCACATACAATTATTTTTATGCTATTTTCATCCATTCTAGTTTTTCCTGTGTATGCGGATAGTTTGCCTCTTTGTAAAAAACTTTACGTTTGGTCAAATGTCGTTTGGCAAATTTGCATGTGGATGTTATATCCCAAATTTGAACATGATCTTTATCTTCTGCCTTGCGGATGCCGCGGCCGATGCTTTGTATAACTCGAACAAAACTCTTGCCTGGTTCTAGCATGACTAGATTGAAAATACGAGGAATATTAATACCCACAGCAGCAACTCCGTATGTGGCTACAATGATCTTGCCAGTTGCGTCAGCTACTTCGTCGTACTCATCTTGGCGATCTTTTGCCTTGGTTGCACCTGATACAAATACTGCACTCTCTCCTAGCCGCTCGACTAATGCTTTCCCGGCAGCTACTCGGTCCACGAGCACCAGTGTGTTACCAGTCTCATTAACACGAGCAACCAAGTCAGCAATTGTATCAAGTCTGCCCGGTTCTTCAAGTAAGTATTTAAGCTCGGCTTGGTATTCTTTAAACTCCACATGATCCACTAACTGCACTACGTTTACATGACATTGTGCTAGTACACCACGCTCCTGTAACTCACTAGCTGCAAGACGACTTACAACGGGACCCAAGCTTACATGCAGGGCCTGGAATTCAAATGCTTCCTTGGGCACTGTGCCAGTGAGTCCCCATCGAATTGGGATTTGACTCATCACTCCTGTGAGCAGGGTCTTGAGTGCGTCAGCCTTGGCCATGTGTACTTCGTCTACCATGACGCACACTACGCCCTCGATAAAGTCTTGTATAGTGCAGTCGGCAGTTCCTGATCGGGTGTTTTTCAACAGAACATTGAGACTTTGCCACGTACAAATAGTGTGTTGGTGCCCAAACTCCTTTCGATCCCCGAAGTATACACCAACATCTAATCCAATATTGATGTAATCCTTCTCAGTTTGTGTCACAAGACTCTTGTTGGGCACAATAACAATGCTACGGCCATACGGTCCAATCAAACAACTTAGCGCAGCAGTCATGATAGTCTTGCCGGCACCTGTAGCAACCTCTTGGATACACTGTGGGTTACTAAGAAAGTTGTTGATGATCTCAACTTGATAATCGCGCAGCTGAAT